GGGTGGCGGGAGCATAGTAACTCCACCATTTCCCTGATGGTCTTACTACCTGTTTAAACAAATGACTGCTACACTTTCACGTCAAAAATCACAATCAAATATTTGGGAACAGTTCTGCAACTGGGTAACTTCAACTGATAATCGTCTTTATGTCGGTTGGTTTGGAGTCCTGATGATTCCTTGCCTACTTGCTGCTACGACTTGTTTCATCATCGCATTCATCGGTGCTCCCCCAGTGGACATTGATGGCATCCGTGAACCCGTCGCTGGTTCGCTCATGTATGGTAACAACATCATCTCTGGTGCTGTTATCCCTTCTTCTAACGCTATCGGTCTGCACTTTTATCCTATTTGGGAAGCTGCTTCTCTCGATGAGTGGCTATATAATGGAGGACCTTTCCAACTGGTCGTATTCCACTTCTTGATTGGTATCTATGCTTACATGGGACGCGAATGGGAACTTTCTTACCGACTTGGTATGCGTCCTTGGATTTGTGTTGCCTACTCTGCACCCGTTGCTGCTGCTAGCGCAGTTTTTCTGGTCTATCCCTTCGGTCAAGGATCCTTCTCTGATGCAATGCCTCTGGGGATTTCGGGAACTTTCAACTACATGCTTGTTTTCCAGGCAGAACACAACATTCTCATGCATCCTTTCCACATGTTGGGAGTTGCTGGGGTCTTCGGTGGTTCTCTTTTCTCTGCTATGCACGGATCTCTCGTCACCTCTAGTCTCGTTCGTGAGACAACAGAAAACGAGTCCCAGAACTATGGATACAAGTTCGGACAAGAAGAAGAGACCTACAACATTGTAGCTGCTCATGGTTACTTCGGTCGTCTTATTTTCCAATATGCGTCCTTCAACAATTCTCGTTCTCTTCACTTCTTCCTTGCTGCTTGGCCTGTCGTTGGTATTTGGTTCACTGCTCTTGGTGTTAGCACCATGGCGTTTAACCTCAACGGTTTCAACTTCAACCAGTCCATCATCGACTCACAAGGTCGTGTGCTCAACACCTGGGCAGATGTGCTGAATCGTGCTGGTCTGGGCATGGAAGTGATGCATGAAAGGAATGCTCACAACTTTCCTCTAGACTTGGCTGCTGTTGAGAACACACCTGTTGCTCTTACTGCACCTTCTATTGGTTGAGTTTCCTAAAAACTGAATAGTAAAAATGGGACTTGTAAAAGTCCCTTTTTTTATGTAAAATAAATACTAAAATAAAAGAAAGATATAATCTAAATGTCTGAAGATCTCTCTGATTTTTTTAAATTATTATCAACAGAAAAGAAGCAAAAGAAAAATGAGTTTCAATCTCTTGTAGGAGATTTAAACTTAGAGAATGTTTTTGCTGAGGTTTCAAACTATAAAAAAATAGAAAAACAGAAAAAAATAAAAGAGAAAAAGAAAATAGAAGAAGAGAAAAAGAAAGAAGATGATGAGTTAAAAAATCTAGTTGGAGAAATAACACTAGATAATCTTTTTGAAGAAGTTAAAAAAGCTAAAAAAGAAACAAAAGAACGAGAAAAAAGAAAAAAAGAAAAAGAAAAAAAAGCCCTTGTCGAGTTTGAAAACTTTTTATATGATGATAAAGTAACTGAAACAGAATCAGTACAACAAGCTGTAGAAGAATGGATTGAAGAAGTAGTAGTAGATGAAAATATAATTGAAGAAAGTGAAGAAGTATTTGAACAAACTGAAAAACATCAAGAAGAAGAATCTCAAAATATAACAGAGAATAATGAAATAAAGGAAGAAGAAATACAAAAAGATCCTTTGATGCCGCTGACACAAGACTTTGTTACCTTTAAGGATTTACAAGAGCATTATAGACTTTTTATCAATCGCATTCAGCAACAACTATCATCATTAGGTGGAGGAGGAGAAACTCAATTAAAATATCTTGATGATGTTGTTGGAGTATCTACAAATCCTCAAGCATGTGATGGAAAATACTTAAAATATAATCATTCTATTAGAAAGTTTGAGTTTTCAACTATTGTTGGTGAATCTGGTGATTTTTCTGGAACACTTCAAGGACTTTTTGATGTTGATGAATCTACATTAGGAAATGGTTACATGTTAATATATGATCAATCTATATCAAAGTTTGTATTTGTAGACCCAGCTTCTTTTGGCATCAATACAGACTTTAATCCTGATCCTATTATTGATGACTATGGAACATATTAAATATAAATAACACAGTTATGAAAGTAAATTAAAAAATCATGGCAAATAGATTACAGTTAAAAAGAGGAACTGGTGCTCCTGGTAGTATTTTTTATGAGGGAGAACCAGTATTAGACTTAAGTGATAGTGCTTTATATGTTGGTAATACTGGAGCAACTGGCACTGGAGCAGGTACTTCTATCGCTAACGCAGAAACATTTTTAGCATCCCTTCAGATTCTAACTAGAGCAACTGCATCAACTGCTGGCGCTGTTAATCTTTATGAAGATACAGATAACGGAACTAATAAAGTAAGACTTATTGCACCTGCTTCTCTTACATCAGATCTTACTTTAACCCTTCCAGGAGCTGATGGTAGCGCATCACAGGTTCTTGCAACCGATGGATCTGGAAATCTTTCTTTTATTGATGCAGTCGCATCTTTAGGTATTGCTGGTGATAGTGGAACAGATTCAGTTTCTCTTCTTGATGATACTCTGACATTTACTGGTGGTGAAGGTATTGATACTACAGTAACTGATAATGTACTTACTATTTCTGCTGAAGATGCCACAGATTCCAATAAAGGTGTTGCTTCATTTGATTTAGGCGATTTTGTTGTTACATCTGGTGCGGTTGCTCTTGGTGCAACTTTTGTTCACTCAGTAACAACTGATTCTGGTGAACTAACTCCATCAAACCATACATATTCCATTCTTGGTGGTGAAGGTATGGATGTTACTCATGCTGGAACGACTATTACTGTTGCTGGTGAAGATGCTAGTGACAGCAACAAGGGTGTTGCTTCATTCGATTCTGGAGATTTTGCTGTAGCATCTGGTAATGTGACACTTGCTGATAGTGCAAATGGTGCTGTTCTTACTGTCAGTGGAACTACTAATGAAGTAGAAGTTTCTCGTACTAATGGAACTGTAACTGTAGGTCTTCCCGATAATGTAACTATTGCTGGTCAATTAACTGTTACTGGGGATCTAAAAGTTGTTGGAACTGCTGTTACATTTGAAACAGAAACAGTAAGAGTTGAAGATAGACTAATCGAACTTGGATTAGTTTCTGGTGCTGCTCCAAGTTCTGCTACTACTTGGGATTCTGGTATTGCTTTCAACTATTATACTGATAGTGCTAAAAAATCTGCGATTGTTTGGTTAAATAATCAGTTTGTTGGTATTGCTTCTGCTATTTCTGAATCTGCTGATACTGGAACTGCAGATCCACAAATTAGTATTACTTCTTATGCACCTATTGTTTCAGGTGGTCTCTATGTTGGCGGAATTACTGCTGGAGATGAAGTAATAAATAGCTCTAAAGAAGCAGTGAATCTTATTTTTGATGGAGGAACTTATAACTAATGGATTATGAACTAGAGTACACTGATATCATTAAAGCATATCAGGCGAGATCAAATGACTTTTTAAATCAACTAATAACAGCGGAGGCAAAACTACATGCCTCTGCTGGGTTTATAAAAAAGTTAAAGGATAAAATTTCAGAGTTAGAAGAAGAAAATAAAAAACTATCTCAGAAAAATATTAAAACACAAAAAAAAGTAGAAACTAAAACCGAAGCAGTAATAGATTATAACTGATTTTTTAAGTTTTTATTGTTATTTTTTATTAATAGTAATGGCAAATATATTTAAACCAAAAAGATCTAATGTAGTATCTTCTGTTCCAACAACAAGCAATCTTGTTGACGGTGAACTAGCTGTAAATTCTGCAGATAGAATCATCTATCTTCGTGAAGGTGCAAGTATTATTCCTGTAGGTAAAGGATCAGATGAAGTTTCATTTTCTTCTGTTCCATCTTCATCTAATGATACTGGAGTTCCTGGTCAGATTGCACAAGATTCCACATATCTTTACGTATGTCGTGATGAAGATACTTGGGAAAGAATTGCATGGGACACTTCTCCCTGGTAGAATATGTGGAGAATATGGGCAAAAGCACTCGGAGAAAAGGCTGGTAAAAATGACAGAGAATCAGATATCATTGCTTGTATACGGACTTTTATATTTTGTACTTATCTCATCACTAACATTGCTATTATTGCTAATGCAGTAAGACATTGGAATGATATTGAGTACTCTAAAAAAACGGAGCAAGTTAAATGAAACTATGGATGGTTTGTAATCGTCTAACTACAGAAGTATATGAACATGAAAGATTTATACAAGAAGCTTCTATTAATAATATCGATTTGTCTGTAGTTTATGCTGATGAAATAGATTTGATTGTTTGTAGAGATGATAGAAAATCCATTAGATATCGTAATGATATTGTTTCTCTCCCAGATAGTGTACTTGCTCGTACTGGGAGCGGTACTGGTTACTTTAATCTATCAGTTCTACGACAGTTTGAAAGAATGAATGTACCAACACTGCCAAACTCAACTGCAATAGAAGCATCTAAAGATAAGATGTATGCCAATCAGATCTTGGCACAGGCAGGACTTCCTATACCTAAGACAATGCTTACTAGATTTCCGTGTAAGTCTGAGTTAGTTAACAGTGTTGTAGGATTTCCTTGCGTAATAAAAGTTGTTACTGGATCTCATGGTGCAGGAGTTTATTTGTGTGAGAATCCAAAGCAGTTTGAAGATTTATCAGAACTTATTTCAACAATCGATTTTAAAAACTCTATGATTGTTCAGGAATATGTAAAAGAATCTGAAGGTAGAGATCTTAGAGTGATTGTTATTGGTGGAAAAGTTATTGGTGCTATGCAACGTAAGTCAGTTGATGGATCCTTTAAAGCTAATATTTCTCGCGGAGGTAAAGGAGAAGCATATGATGTCGATGAGCAAATGGAGTTATTGGCTATTCAAACTGCAAAAGTTCTTGATCTTGATATTGCTGGTATCGATCTTTTATTTCATAACGACGGATACAGAATATGCGAAGCAAATTCAGCACCAGGATTCAAAGGATTTGAATCAGCATTAGGAGTTAATGTTCCTCAAAAAGTGTTTGATTATGCTAAAATTAGATCTAAAATATGAAAATGAGTTAGCAAATCAACATATATATTCGTTACAAGTATAAAAATATCTACTAGATAGTGTAGTTATATGAAGTTTTTTTCATATGAAAATTTTTATAGATACTGCAGATGTTTCATCGATTGAACCAATATATCAAACTGGATTGATCAATGGAGTTACTACAAATCCAACTCTTATCCTTAAAAGTGGTAGACAGTTAATCGATGTTTCTAAAGAACTTAGTTCTTCATTTAATAATCTTGACAGTATTTCTTGTGAAGTAGTTGCGGATACTGCTGAAGAAATGCTTTCTCAAGCAAAACAATATTATAATATTGCTCCACATATTACCATCAAAGTACCTTGTACTGTTGAGGGATTGAAAGCATGTAAGTTTCTTTCTGGAAATGGTATTAAGACTAATGTGACTTTAGTTTTCTCCGTAGCGCAGGCAATTCTTGCTGCTAAAGCTGGAGCTACTTATATATCACCATTTGTTGGTAGATGGGAAGACAACTCTGTTGATGGTCTTGATTTAATCCAAAGGATTCGTAAGGTATATGATGCGTCATCTTGGTGGCAAATAAGAGAAATGGACACTCCAAATATTCTTGCAGCATCAATTCGTGATGTAAGACAAGTTGAAAAGTGTGCTGAATATGGAGCTGATGTTGTTACAATTCCACCAGAAGTTTTTTGGAAAATGTATAAAAATGTTATGACTGATAAAGGTTTAGAACAGTTTCAAAAAGATTGGGAAGATGCAACAAGAGAAAGCTAGATGTTGGCACTTTATAATGTCATCTTTTGCTAGATCTTATGGAGTAAAAAGAGTAATGGTAGAGGAAAAGTTTCATGAAATAGCTCTTCAATGGTGCGATGACAATGATTATAAATGTAATATTCATGCAGATAGTTTGTTTAAAGTTGATGAATTTTTTAGAAATGTATACCAGGAATGGAAGTAAATGGAAAGTGTATTAGGACAAATATTATTAGTTGTATGTCTTCCATTTGTAGTTAGCACATTATTTTTTGGTCTTTACAAAGGAGGAGATGTATATTATGATAGTGATGATTATGATGGAAATGGTACAGCACATTGATTAGTTCAACAACTCCTTATAAAACTGCTGAGATTATTCGTGATACTTGGCCACAACTTTTCAGAAAACCAGCAAATAAAGTAGGTATTAGTTCTCATTGACTTTTCATATGAAGTTTTGTAAACTAAATATGAGAAGTAAACAATGGAGGCTATGACTTCTTCAACTCTTTCACAATCTATTTCACAACGAGGATGGTTCGATGTCCTGGATGACTGGCTT